GCCCCAGGGAGATCCGTTCCCCAGGTCTTAAGCATGAAGTCTGATCCGGCTTTGACATCTCCCTCGATCTCATCGGTCATCTGCTTTACGGCAGTCTGAATGTTTCCGATGGCCGCAACAGCAGATCCCGCAGCGCCCTTGAAATCCGCCTTGCTTAATGCGTCTAAGACACTGGCTATTCCTGACGATACTGCGATGGTCGTTGTCCCGAAACCGACTACGGCATCCACTACGAGCTTGAGCCCAGTCACAACGAAGTCGCCAGCCGTGACGACTCCCTTGATCGCCTGAATCAGCACGGGCAGAGCTTCACGTGCGACTGGATCAATCGCATCACCCAGTTGGGCAATCGCAGTATAGAACTGATTCATGGCGCGAACGGAATCGCCGCCGATGTCATCGTTCAACTGCTTCGCAACTCCGTCCAACTTCCCGAGCGCTTCGTTGATGACTGCCGCGTGCTGCGTTTCGTCCATCGCGGCCCATGCTTTTTTGATTCCTCCTTCCAATAATTCGGAAGTGGCTCCAAGGTTCGTCATGGCCTTGGAAACGTCGTCCATGGTGAGAGCAACATTCGCGAGAGTCTTTGGCGATAGAGACGTTGCGCGTACCAGGTTGTCAAACTTGCTGGCGGTAGCTTCGATACTGCTTCCCATCAATTCGGAAGCGTTACCGATATTGCGCAAGGTTTCTACGACATCGGTTCCAGGAGGTAATAGCGCTTCCATGCGCTGTGCGGCAGTAACCAACTTGGGGAATGATAGCCCCTCGTCTTCCGCAACTCCCTTGAGCCCTTCGATTATTCCTTTCGCGGATTCGGCGCTTCCGGTGAATAGGCTGATGGCATACGTCGCATCGCCAATGTGGTCGCCAGCCTCTATCGCCGCCTTCCCGAGTTCAACGAGTGCCGCGATGGAAACCGATATTCCACCGAGGGCCAATACCTGCGTGGCGAGGTTCCCGAAACTGGTGGATGCTTCCTGAGCATTATCAGCGGCCTGCTTAATCTCCGGGTGCGCTTCCTTAAAGGCAGATCCGACCTGTGCCGCCGCCCTCGCGAGTGCCTGAGCGCTGGCCTCATCGTTGTCATATGCGGACTGTACTTCGGCTAATACACTTTGAGCCGCCGCGAGAGCTGAGTTCGCCTCCTGCTGCTTGTCGATGACGGCCTGAGCGCCTTCTGAAAACTGACGCTCGCCCGCTGCTCCGTCATTGGCCTTATCGCCCACACCCGCCAAGGCGTTGCCAAGGGCATCAACCCCTGTGGAAGCACTAGCCGCCGCCTCTCCGATTGCGGTGACTCCTGACGCAACGGGTGGAGCATCGGCCCCCACTGCCTCCATCGCTTTGGCGAGCGCATTCGCCATGGAGATAAATTCCCTGCCACCGATCTCGCCATCACGAAGCTGCTGAACAATGACCGCGAGCGCCGCCTGGCCATCGAGAGCGGCATTGGCAGTCTGTTGAATGGCGGTCGCTGCCGATCCCATCGGACCTGCTAGGGCAGTCGCCGCTTCACCCGTGGTAGCAAACTCCTCATCTATCTTTTCTAGGTCCTGCCAAACGGGATCGAGCGCTTCCATGACCGCCGAGGTATCCGGCGCAACCAGAGATACATCGAAGTCATCCGCCATTTCTTGCGCGGCAGATTGGGCAGCATCATCAACTTCAGCAAAAGCGTCCAGCGGTCCAGAATCGTCAGGAGCAGGCAGCGAAACATCGAAGTCATCAACTACTTCGCCGGCAGACTGCGCGGCAGCATCTTCAATTGCGATGAAATCTTCTAGGATGGCAGAGTCGTCAGGAGCAGGAATCGTTGTATCCGCGAACTCTTCGGTAACTTTCGCCGCCGATTCCTCCGCAGAAGCTTCGATATCGCTGAACTCGCCAAGGATTTCTGAATCGTCAGGAGCCGGAATGCTGGCGTCGGAAAAGTCCTGCACCATCCCTTCGGACGCCTGCTGCGCAATCTCTTCGATGCTATTAAGCTCTTCTATCGGCGCGGAAACATCAGGAGCCGCGAGCGCAACATCTGTTGAGTCGATAAGCTCTTTCCCAACCTGTTGCGCATCCTCGATTACAGAATCCAGGGATTCTACGACTGGCGATACGTCGAGCGGTGAAATCTGAACATCAAGGGCTTCGGCAACTTCCTTGCCAGCCTCAATGGAATCGGCGGAAACTTCCGAGAGGGGGTCTGTAATCGGCTCGATGTTGAGAACCGGAATATCCACGGCCATGGCCGCAGTGACGGCCTCGCCAGTCGCCTGCGCCGCAGCGCTGATAGCGTCGAAGGCCCCCGTTACAGGATCAATATTGGGAGCCCTTACGCCGTCTTGAATGGCAGAAGCCAGCCTATCGGCCTGCTGCTGCGCGTCGGATATCGCCTCTGAAAACTTAGCTTCTAAATCAGAAAAATCCCCAGTTACGGAGATATTTACGCCGCCGATATCTTCTGCCATCTCACGCCTTCTTTCTGGTCGGTAGCTCCTGCCCTTGTCCCTTCATGCTGGCAACCACCGATAGCTTTTGCTTTTGAGCTTCTTTGTCCACCCGCTGCGATTCCACGCGCTGCTGGAACTCTTGCGGGGTCCACTTTTTAATTACGCCGGGGTCGGACTTCTTACCGGGTGCTCCGAATTCTTGCGGGGTGTAAGCCTTGCCGTTCTTGCGAGGCATCATGCCGTTGTGGACGTCCGCACGCAGCGCCGCGAGCATCGTGTATTGGTCCTGTCGATGCTCGCGCCACACTCGCAATTTTGCTGCATACTCCACATGATCGAGGTACCAAAACTCGGCATCTCGCAAGCCAAGACCCATGGGCGCTGCCGCAGTGGCAAACGCCCACAATCGCATCCAATACGCAGGGTCTAGTTGATCGGAGTCGGCACTTGAGCCGCTTCCGTCGTCGCTGGAGTCGGCGCGGCTTTGGCTCTTCGCTCCAGCGACCATTTTAGGATTGCAGTCCGTACCGCCGTAGCGATCTGGGTAAAGATCTCGGTAGGCTGTCCGTCGAGCGTGTCCGCCCATTGTTCAGCAGTCGGAGGCTCCACTTTTGGCTTGGCTAGGGTGAAGTGGTGCGCAGTGCAGGCACGCCAGATGTCGATGATTCGGGAGAAGTTTTCGGGAGCGTTCCCTTGGGTTAGAACACTCAAGGCGTCGGAAGGCGAGACGCCCGCTTTGCTGAGTTGGTAGTTGGCGGTCATTCCATACCGCACTTCGTAGGTAGTCCCGCCGACCGTGACCTTGGGCCATTCGTTCGGCGGGAGTGGGGTTTCGTTGTCTGCCATGGATGAAACAATACCATGGCGCTTAGTTTGTTACTACGGCAGCGCTTGACCGGACGGCATAACCGTGGCATCCCACAGGTACGTGATGGCGCCGGAAATGCGAAATTCCGCGTCAGCCGAGTAGACGCCTGCAACGGGTTCCTTCAGGCTGAACTTCGACACGTAGGCGTTGAACGTCATCTGCGGATCGGTGATAAGGCCCGCATCGTCAACGAACGTGATCAGCCACGATTCAAAGGAGCGGCTCTGCTCCAGTTCGGCCAATGCCTGCGCGTTTCCTGCCAGCGTTGGCTCGGTCGGCACGAACCAAACGGGGCAGGTGATCGTGCCCGGATCGATCAACGTCGCGACAAAATTTCTAAATTTGTCGCCATGCTTACTGACGTCTACAGTGGTGGTGCTTTGGCCGGGACCAGTGAAGTCTCCGAGGTTCGCCACCGCATTGTAGCGGGCGGGGCTTTCGGTGGTCTGCAACATCAACACTAGATTTGATGCTGGTAATCCGGGCGGTACGAGGGGCATTGTCGTTCTCCTTTAGGTGTTGTCGTTCCAAATTCGATATTCCAGACTGACGACCGGGGTGGGACGCTGCGTCTGGTAGTCCAGCCCCCCACGATCATTTAATTTGATATTCGTGCCAGGCCAATTACCAGCGGGCGAAGTAAAAGCCGAATTGCGGGCGAAGTCGGCGCGCTCCAACCATGCATCAATCGCAGCCGCCGCTTCCGCTGCCACCGAGGGCCGCTTATCCAGCACGTCAATCTGCGTGCGGTCTTGGGTAAGCTGCTTCCGCATCGGCACGCCGTGAACGTTATCCACGATCTGCGAAACTGTCAGGACCCGAGCGCATGTCTGCACGCCGATGATCCCCGGCGGCACCTGAATGTAGAACCAGCGAAACGTGGTCAGATCGTCGCCAAAGAATGCGCGGAGTGTCGATTCCTGAAAGGCCAGCAGCCGCATACGGGAATAGAGTGTCACTGCGTGAACCTCCGAACGTAGACGCGCGTCATCTGCCCCTGCGAATCGCCCTCTGCGCCCATCACGTCGAAGATCACGCCGTCGATGGTGACGCGCCAGCCCTGCCGCCAGCCTGCCTCAACCGCATCGTAGCGGCTGTCCAGCAGGACATGCTTCGGCGCATCGAGCATCAATTCTTCGAGGCCCTTGGTTTCGGTGGCCGAGATGCCTTCGCCAGTTCCAATCGGTGGCGCCGTACAGGGAATGGCGATCAGTCCGGTCACATCTTCGTAGGTTCCAATCGGGAAGCCTTCATCGTCGAGCGTTCCGGCTGGTGCGCTATCGCTGGCACCCGTGG